CCCATGGAGAAATATACCCGTTGTGCCTGAAGCGCATATACTGGTAACAGAAAACTTAAAATCAGCAAACCCACCTCCCCGTGCAATTCATATGATTCCTGGATATACTCGTCCAGGAAATAATCAACAAACTTTCCCAAACCACTCCAGACCTTCAAATCAATATAACTTTTTGTGCCATACCTAAAGTTATGTCAGAATGCCATACCTAAAGTTATGTCAGAATGCCATAGCTAAATATATACTTTACGAATTGCAGCATGATGATTTGTTAGCACACCGCAAATATAATTATAAGCTTCATTAATTTGTTCAAAATTTGTTGCACCCGTAATCAGAATTTTACCACTTTCAAAAATTGATACCGTTACTTTTTTACATTCTCCATGACCATTACCATTTCCTTTTCCAAAGCACTTTGCCTCGGTGCACTTACAAATACCATTCTTTTGTCCAATTACTGGGTTCCAAAAATATTGAAGCTTAACACCTGGATAGGTTCCTGGTTGAAAACTGCAACTATTTTGACATTTTTCTGAAATCAATAGATGATGCAGTTCTTTACGACGAATAAGATAAGGAACTGAGAAATCACTGTTAATCATACGAACATAAAATGCATCTTCCTTAAAAATAGGTTCTGATTCAAATGCTTCTTTTGTTTGTTTATACATATCTTTAATGGTATCAAACACCAAACGATGTAGTTTTTCTCCATCTTCAATTGTCTTTAGTCCTGTCATTTGAATGGTTCCATTTTTAAAAATTTTAACACTTGGGTAGTAGTCTTGACGTAGTTTAAAATAACTGGATAGAGCATTATCAAAACGACGATAACCTTCTTCTGCTGACTTTTTTTTAGATTCCGAACGTTTTTTACGAGGATTCTCACCTTTTGTTTCTTTACCATTACGGTCAATTACATAAATAAATCCATTTTCTGTATTTTTATTATCCACTACAGAGATAATTTCATAAAGCTTGGTTAGTTCTACTCGTGTTCCCACAGAACCATTGCACGTAATGGTAGAAACACGAAAGGTAGAAGCTTGAATATCAGACATATGAATTGTTTGCATTTCACATAAAAAGAAATCAAATTTTTCTTTAAATAGTTTTAAGATTCTTCTTCAATCGTTTTTATGGTTAAATTCATTTTCATATCCAATGTTTTCTTCATATCAATAACAGCACGTTTACGTGATAATCTTAATTTTGTTTCATTTGCCTGTGATTCAGTCGTAGTTATATTATTTTTACTTGTTATAAATGATGTATTTAATATTTCCATTTGAGAAGGAACATGAATCATAGGGGGCATATTCATAATATACGTTTTTAATCCAGATTTATGCACATTTCTAAAATCCTCTATTTCTAAATGTCCATTAAACATTTTTAGTAAATATCTTGAAGGAGCTGGACGAATTGGTGTTTCAAAACCTATTTGTTCTGCTATCATTTGCACCCAACTATGTATTTCCCACATACGGTCACTTCCATTATGAGTTGCAAAATTATAAGCCACAATGCATTCTAAAGAACAAAAATGACCAAAGGTTGTAAAGGTCTTATAATAAGCATCGTATTTAATCGGCATACTAAACTCTTTTATTCCGATTGGATGACAACACCAATAACAGCAATTTTTATAACACTGTTTTTCTTGAGATGTTTCTTCTTCATGTGAATAATTTGTATTATTAAAAGAATCCATATTTTTATTATCTTTACAATCTTCACTTAATTCATCATTTGTAGATGTAAAATTATTAAAAGGTATATATGGCTCTGGTTCTGTAATATTAGGACAGTATTCTAAAGGGTTTGTTAAAGGGTCTGTTTCTAATAAACTTTTTATAGTTTCCGTATTTATTGGTAATTGTATAATCACTGGTTCTGGTTCAGTAATGGGTATATTCTCGTCTTTTTTTGCATTTTTTCGTTTTTTTGTTGTTGTAGAAGAAGAACCACCACTGACTCTTGGCATTTTATATCTAAAATATTATATGCGGAATACTTTAAATTATATTTTTAAGCCATTGCATTTAATAACAATTTTAATCCTTTAATCATATGACTTGGCATTGCTTTCATGTTAGAATCTACTGGATTTTCCTGTAACTTTGTATTAAAGCCTTCCTTAGCCACACCCTCTTTAACACATTTATCACGTATTTCTCTTAATTCTTTAACAATATTATCATAGGCTGTATATAAAGAGTAAACCAACCATAATAGAAATAATAATACGATTAATAAGATTAAGTTCATTCTATTCATGATAATAGATTTTAATTTGCAAAAACCATACCTCCTGAACCACTCATGACTCTAAAGACATTGTAATAACGTGTATAAATAACTACATCATATTCATAATTATCCAATGGTGGATTTGTAACAAAATACATTTGAATTTTATTTACTGCAGATGCATTAAAAGAACCTGATGGTTGTAATTTCTCTGGATGTAATGCAAAACTATACACATAAATACCTTCTTTAGGTGCTCTTGTATGATATTGGAATGGTTGAATATAATTAAAATATTCTGGAGGTTTATCCTCAAAACGATCCATGCCATTCCATATCATTTTTGCTGTGCTTAAAATATGATAATTTGGTAAATATGTAAGACTATTTGTAAAATTACCCCAATCATTAAAACGATTCATATCACTACGACGCATAATCCAAATAATTTCCTTAGTTGGATTTTGAATAATTAAGTCTGTTGTTTTTGTGGTTGTTAAACCTCCATCTTCTATACGGAAAACTCTTTCTACTAAATAATCATGTGTATTTAATGCCATCGTGCGACGTTCGGCTTCATCTAAAAAGATATAATTACATTCTAAATAAGCATCAATATCTATACTTGGATTTATACCTTGATAGCTACTACCAACTGGAACCAAGAATCGTTGTAAAGACACATCTCTATTTTCTAAATTTAAAGGTCCTGTATTATCATTATTGATTTTAACCAAGGACTGTTCTGGATATCTTACACGATATTCCAATGGACTAATATAAGTCAATCACTACATAGGAATTTAAACTGGTAGGATTACTAAATTCTGGAACATTTCCTATCATTTTATTAAAACTATCTCTTTGGTCTGTAGATAATGTTAATTCATTCCAAATATCCATCCATTCACCCCAAAGTTGGTCTATTAGTTGAGTATCTATACGCACGCTGCAATTGTAAATAATATATTGAGACACATTGCTTATCCAGCGAAAACGAAACTTATCAGTAGAATATACATTCGGTAGTTGAAAAGATAAATAAATCTCTTGTAATAAATCAGCTACACGATTTATACGACATGTAAATATATTACGAGATGTATCTAACGTAGGTTTTGTTAAAAAAGTTTGACGAACACTTTCCATTGAAAAATTTGTATGGCGGCGATAGACTTGTTTAAAATAGCTCATTTCTGGAGCACCCGTTATAAATTGGTCTTGAGCAGCAACTGCGACTAATTGCATAACACCTCCTGGCATGGTTATATCTTTACTCTATTAATGAAAGAATGTTTAAATTTAGATTCATATACAAAAAAGAAAGCTATTACGTTTTCAACCAATCAATTGTTTTTTTGTAGGCTTTACTGCTTTTTCATAAATTTCAGCATCTGTTAAAACTTCTCCTCCTGGAGGAGCTGCTGCCGATTTTGTAAAATCAGAAGCAAATAAACTATCTATTTCACTGGCTTCTAAAGCATAATTGTAATAAGTTAAATCCGCCATCATGAGTGCTTTTTCACTATTAGGCTTATATGTTTTATATGTATTACCGCTTGCACTAAAAGACACTGATGGTGCAATATGTAGATGGCCATTGTTTAATTGTAATACAGTTGGGGCTTTATTTGTAGATGAAGCTGTATTTACTTTACCATCTACATATCTATCTAATTCTAATAAACCATTTACATAAATACGTGTTCTTACTTTATTACGAACTGGATAAGGGTCTGATGGATATGTATCTTGAATAATTACAGTAACCATATTCCATTTCTTATCAAATTGTGGTTTATCAAAACCAGCTAAGGTAATCTTATGAGCATTGGCTACATCCCAAGATTGTGCGGTTGTATTGCAAACATCGGGTGAAGTTTCAGTTACAACATCTTTTGTTTCTACTGTATTAAACTCTACTGTTAAATTTTTACCACACTGTTCTAATTTAATAAGAGGCCCTTTTACCAAAATATCTGTTTTATCTTTACCACAGACATTCTTATAATCAACTGTGCGTTTATCGCCTTTCAAGAATAGTATCGTTTGGTCATGACCATTTGCTCCTGCTGGTAAAGTATATGTATAAGTGCCATCACTATTTTTCATTCTAAAACCACCATCGGCGACTAAACGTGCACTCTTTGTGCAATTGGCGGCGGCATCATATTTACTGGAATCTTTATAGAGCCAGAAATTGTAGGTAAATTCTGAACCAGCTTTTTGATTAAAAGAAGGTGTTTCATTAATTGCACGATAAGAACCACTGGAACGTTCACTGGTATTATATACTTCATTTTCCATGGTATAAAAATCTTTAATTCCTGAGAAAATAGGTATAGATACTTTTACAACACCACTATTACGAACAGAGTTGAGGAATTCATAGTTATAAATAGCAAAACCTATAACAAAGAAAAGAATCACTAAAGTAATTGCCAATAAAATCTGTAGCATCTTTTACACTTATCATATATTAAGAAAAAACAATATAAACTCTGTAAATAGATGATAAAATATAAGATTCTTCCTGAAAATCCGAAATATTTACATCATAATTATTTATATGCCTTAAAAAGTCGTGGCACCTATTTTGGAGTTCACCGTGAAAACTTAATGCGTCAATTTGACCCCAAGTGTTCAAAAACTTCCTTATTGCTATTTATTGAGAATAATCATGCAAAAAAGTTTAAGGATTTTTTAGATTATCATCAAAAAAATAAAAAAAATATGATGGACCGTGTTATTCAAGAAGATATCAGCTCCAGTGTAAAAAGTATCAGCATTCAACCCTTAGATATAGAAAAAATAGCTTCTGACCAATTACGTATTCTATGTTTTATGAACTTTTTTAATCTATTAATTGTTAATAATATTGAGAAAAATGAAGATAATTTAAATTTATATGGATATGAATTTTTAACCTATGAGTTTCCAAATCGCCAAATTATAGAATATAGCTTATATAAATCCTTTAATCAAAAACCATCTTAACCGATACGGTAAATAGGGGAGCGTAATCCATAAGCGGGTAAGCCAAGTTTACTTGTTAGGTTATCAACAGGGCCTTTTAGATATTCTTTATACACTTCTGTAGCATTCATATCGTAATTTGTAAAGCCAACTTTAGCCACTAAACCTGAGAAGCCAGGGCCTGCTGCGCCTGTTGTAGAACCTCCAACCCATATATCTCCTTTCTTTGCTAAATTGAGGTTTTGGAAGTTGTATTTAACTTCTGTGCCATCTGATAATTTCTCTGCTTCGGAGGATGATAGTGTCTTTACTAATTCACCATCCATATAGAGATACATATCTCCACGGTTAACAGTTTCATTGACAACAACTGTAATGTGAACCCAACGTTGTAAAGGAACATAATCTACAATAATACCATGAGTTGCTAAATCATACTTAATGGCATCTTCATCAGATAATTTAGCTGCCTCAGTTGTTTCACCTGCTACAGTGCATGATTTCTTATCAGCGGCCACTGCTGTGCATCCTTTCTTGTATTTGCTATATGTAACTATATCATCCCATTTCATTGTTGTTGTATCATCATCTGTTGTTCCGCTAAAGCGAATATATAGTTTATTGGTTTGTTTATCTAACATCACCAACGGTGAAGCACCAAGGGGGACTTCATCACCACGATGTAGAACATGGCGATAGCTTCCTTGATATTTGCTAATGTCATTGATGTATACCCAGAACATAAATGAAGCACGGCGGCCATTGAGTGTTGTAGGAATGCCATCACCTGATGCTTTTGAATAGTTGGTAGTTAAGATAGGAACGGTTGTCTGTGGAACTACCCATAAAATTTTATTTGCAAGAACACCTGAAATATAAGAATACAGTAAATAGGCAGTAAAGAATAATGCAGCGGCTATAATAATGGCTAAGAAAACACCAACACCATATTTACCACTGAACTCTTTTACAGTTTCTACACCAGAGGTGAGTTTTTCAGATACTTTTTCAGAAACATTAGATACAACAGCGGATGTTTTCTCTCCAACTGTTTCAGCTACATTTGAAGCTACTTCTTGTTCAGCCATTCTCTATTAATACATTAACAGAATTTTTTATTGCTTTGTAAAGATTGATGTATCCAGTAAAAACCAATTTCATTAATCGGAATATCTTTTGGTATTTTGTCATAAAGAGAACGATGTAATTTTTTCTGTGTTGAGATATAACTTAATAATTTTGTAAATTGTATATTAACATGTTTTACGTTTTTTAATTGTAGATTATATTTCAATATCAATTGAGAGAGAAAACCAATGGGTAAATCATATGACATATCGTTGTTATATATTAATTCTTCAAATACCAAATAATCTTTCAAAAAATCTTTATATGTATTTTTAGAATACACTTTTGGTATATTTTCTAAAATTTTAAGAGGATGTATCCAAGGATCTTCAGACAATAGCATATAAATATCTGAATAATTCTTATACTGAAAGATATCTCCTAAATCTAATGTTTTATCTTTTCCATAATTAACAATTTGTTTTTTAGATTGTGTATATCCAACAATCGCCTGTATCGCAGCATATATGCTACCATTGGAATCTTCTGCAATCTTCATTAAATCCGCCAATTTTACCTTATTCCTTGGTATCTTGCTTTTTAAATATAAAAACATATCATTATCTTGTATCCTTTGTAAATATAAAACATCGCATAACTTTCTTAATTCACTGATTTTTTTATCCGCTTCATATTGTCCGATTAAAATATAAGGCATTTGTTTCTCTATTTTTTCCCAAAATTTAATCAAATAAGATGGTATATTTCTATCTATTTTTATAAGGGTTTCTAATTCATCTATCAGTATAATTCTTGGTTTTGGATTTTCCTGAAAAGACTGTGTTATATCTTTCCATTGATGTGCTTTTGTTAAACGGTCTATAAAGTCTTTAGAATGATTACAACATGTGCTATCTATTTTTAAAAAATCATATTGAAATTCTTGACATACAAGTTCTACAAATTTCGTTTTACCAATTCCTGGTGGTCCAATAATTAGTAGCTTGTCTGTGTTTTTTATATTTTTAATCCAATCATGAATGGTCTCAAACATTTTTTTATTTCCAACAAAATCATTGGTTGTTTTAACTTCAAATAATTCTTCCATTTTTAATCACTAAATAAAAGTTCCAACCATATTCCTAAATAATAA